GGGGTGTGTAATCAGTACGAACGGGCCGTTTACAGTAAAACTGGCCGGAGCAGCCGACGGTGGAGTAGTAACCGCATAAATGAGGAGCAGAGAATGCCGAACACAGTAAGCATTGACGAGAAGAAGGTAGAGGGGAGTTACCCCGCTGATAACAACCTGCACACGGGTTTCAAGGCGGAGATGACGACCAACTTTGGTAGTGGCATGGCCGGGGCGTCCTTCGGGATGTATGGTATCTCTATCGGCAACGGCGATGCTGGTTCTTGGGGGGTACACGACATTGTCGGTGTCCATGGCACGGCGATCAAAAATGGTAAGCACTGGGCGGCGGGGATGCACTGCGATGTCTATGACTCCGTACCCGGCGGAACAGCCATTGGCCTGAATATCGAGTTTCCACAAACTCAAGTTGGCACTGACACCATCGGTATTAATATCCAGCCAGATGAAAAAGCGCGAGGTTTAGTTGGGCTACAGATTCAGAATCCGCAAGCATTCAAGTATGGAGTAAAGGTACCAAATACAGCATGGGTATTCGGCCAAGTCGACACCTGCCTATTTGGTATGCGGTTTAACCCTGTTCGGCAGTCGTTAGAGTTCTTCCGGTGGCTTGGGGAGAAGGACGAAACGAAAGTGGGTGAAATAAAGATGGATTTTGGACAAGCAAAACAACAGTGGTAACCAACAAAGGTGCAGTAGCAACCGTAGAAGCCGAAGTAGTTAAAATCCGGTACGGCAGTCGCGCCGCTGAGGCTGGCGGGTTTGTCCAGGTAGGTAGTACCGCGTTAAAACTAGAAACAGGAAGTGCTGGGGCGCTAGCTGGAGGATACGTAAAAATACCTACGGAAAAAGTAAGGATCGCTACGGGAGATGTTACTGTCACGGGCATACTGAACCCGTCGGTCGAGGAGATAATGCTTATGTACCGGATGGTAAGAAGAAATAGACGCTTGCAAACATAAAACCTACGTGATATAAAGAATACATGATAGATTTTCACGCATACGAAGCCGCCGCGAAGCTACAGTCAGCAGAGATGAAGCCATTCTATGACTGGCTGAAAACCGAGAGGGCAGATGTTCTTGAGCGGCTGAGTGTAGCCAGACCCGAGATTATCGGTATTCTCCAAGGAGAGGCGCAGAGGCTGGAAAAGATTTTGGACTTTATTGACTCGGCGCGAGCTGTGGTTGAGAAGAAATAGTAGAGAAGCACACCGGACTATACTCCGGCAGACCACATGTTGTGGAGCCTAAAGAGTAGTAGTTGGAGCTAGATAGAAGGAGTAAAAAATGGCGCTACCGAAAACTGTACAACGAGACATGGAAGAAATCGCTGCATTCGAGGCAGCAATGGCAGAGCCTGCCGGTGAAATTACGCCGGTCGAGCAGCCCATAGTTCAGCCCGTGACCGAAGAACAAGTAGAGGGTAGTACGCCAAACCCAAGTATAGAAGCTGAGTCGAGTACCCCACCGCTCCGCCCCGAGGCAGATGCCGAAGAGGAGTTAACGTGGAGGCAGCGTTACAGAACGCTGGATGGAATGATTGAGGCCGCTAATCGAAGGAACAGCGCGTTGGAGGGGCACCTTGCTCAACTTCAACAGCAACTAGATCAGGCAACCTCGATTCACACCTTTCACCGACCAGAAGAAAACTTGGTAACCGACGAGGAAGTAGAATCGTTCGGAGCTGATGTTATTGATATTCAGAGACGAGTAGCCAGAGCCGCTGTCGCCCCTTTACAGGAGCAACTAGAGGCACTGAGGCAGGAAAATAGAACGCTGAACGAACGCATAGGGCAAACAGGGTCGAGAGTGGAGACGATGTCTTTCGAGCAGAAGTTGAAGCTGGAAATCCCTGACTTTGATAAGTTAAACGCCGACCCTAAATGGGCGGAGTGGCTTGATGAAGTTGACCCGCTGTTGCGCGCCCCACGCCGTATAGTAGCGCAGGCTGCTTATGAGCGCGGTGACGTAGTGGCAACAGCTGCGTATGTAGAGTTGTTCCGAGGTTCCGCCAAACCCGTGTCTAACAATGTCAACCAAGCCAGCGCTGAACTTCGAACCCAAGTTGCGCCTTCCCGTTCAATGTCTAATGCGTCCGCCCCGGAGAACAGCCAGGAACGGATGTACACGGAAGCAGAAGCCGGAGCCTTATTCGATAAGGTAGGGTTGCTGTACCGTCAGGGCAAGAACGAGGAGGCTTCGAAACTAGATGCTGAAATCACCGCCGCATACAATGCGGGGAGAGTTCGGTAACCCCAACTAAAGATTTAGGAGAACAACATGGCAATTTTAGTCCCAGCCGCACCATTTCTTACCAGCCCGACTATCGCGACGGTATTCAACCCGATGCTTTGGTCAAAAAAGATCAACGCGAAGTATTACGTTGATAACCAATTAACCGAAGTCACCAACACCAACTGGGAAGGCGAGATCAAGTCTCAGGGCGACAGCGTACGTATTCGTACTGCTCCCACTTTGACTATTTCTGACTACCAGATTGGTTCGAGTCTTCAGTACGAAGTACCAACCCCCGTCTACCAAGATATGCTGATTGAGAAGGCGAAATCCTTTGCATTCCAGTGTAACGATGTTCAAGCTGCGCAGTCTGACATAGACCTGCAAAACTTCTACATGGATGATGCGGCGAAACAGCTGAAAATCTCGATCACTGAGGAAGTGTTCTACAGCATGTTTATCGGTACAACTCCTGACACAGCAAGTACAACAGCGGCTAATACCCGTACGTGTACCGCGATGAATCAAGGTGCTACTGCTGGTGCGAAGTCTGCTGCGCTGAACTTGGGAACTGACTTGGTTCCTGTGCTGACATCTACTCCTGCAAATATCCTCGCCCTGATTCTGAATATGGCGGCCGTACTGGATGAGCAGAACGTCCCTGACGAAGGCCGTTGGTTGATTATGTCTCCATTCGACCGTCAGATACTGATGCAAACTAACCTGGCCCAAGCCTATTTCACCGGCGATAACAGCTCCATCGTTAGAACTGGGCGTATCGGTATGATCGACCGCTTTAACCTGTATGTCAGCAACATGCTGCCACGGGGCACTACTGCCAAAGGATGGGTAACTGCTTCTGCAGCAACTTCAACCGGCGGTACCATGTCTAGCGCCATTAACCGTAGGTGCATGGTTGCAGGTAACAAGGATGCTATCAGCTTCGCCAATCAGGTCAACAAGACTGAGCAAGTGCGTAACCCAGCTGACTTCGGCGACTTCATTCGTGGACTGTCTGTATATGGCCGTAAGGTTGTTAAAGACGACGCGTTCTGCTTCGCTGTAGTATCGTAAGCAACCCAGTGGGGGCTTCGGCCCCCAACTAATATATTTAAGGAGAATTACCATGGCAAGTTCAGGAGTTAATTTAGATGTAGGTGGAATCACTACCGGCCTTACCGCCCTTGCGGGCGGAGCAGCGCCAACGGCGTCAGCTAACACGCTGTCCTCGGGTGTAAACGTAGTGTCCGTATGCGCCTCCGCAGGCGACAGTATGATTCTTCCAGCGGGTATCCCGAAGTATGGCAGAGTTAGTGTGTATAACACCTCGGCTGCTACCTTGGATATCTTCCCTAATTCGGGAGCAACCATTAACGGCGGGACTGCTGACTCTGAAAAGGGTCTTGCAACACTGACCGGCGCAACATTCGTGCAGGTAGCTACAACAGGGCTAACATGGGTTGCGGATAACTTGATCGCCAAGCAGTCGTAATAAAGTAATATCCCGGGGGGCTTCGGCCCCCTCCAAATTCTTTAGGAGTCCGCTATGCTGCTTCAAAATTTATTTCCGACAGGGCAATACGGCGATGGTACGATTCAGTTAACGTGGATTAACTTAGGGTCATACTAAAATGAGCATACATCTTATAACTAGGTCGCTTACCCTTACGCGCACGGCAGATGTACCAGCTGCCTATACAGCGGGGGATGTAGTAGGTAGTGCTACGGCAGCGGGCGGGGCGGTTCTGTCTTTCGCGTCGGGAGGCGGTAGCGGTAATCCGTTCATGATTACGGGGTCCGAGCTGCGCATAGACTTAACCGCAGTACCAGCGACCATGACCTCGTTCAGGTTGCAGCTCTATAATGCTACTCCTCCGAGTGCGCTGGGAGACCACGGTGCGTGGGATTTACCAGCGGGTGACGCGGCTTCTTACATTGGGTACATTGACCTTGGGACCCCGGTAGATGTTGGCTCTACGCTGTATGTTCAGGCGATTAACCTAAACAAGGCAGTTCGTGTCGGAGAAAATGCTACGTTGTTCGCATACCTACAGACTATTGGGACGTACACTCCAGCCAGTGGTACAACCCATCTAATCGCACTTCACGCAGAAGGATACTAAGATGAATGAAACATTCGCACAGCTGCAGAAGAAACTCGAACAGATGCTGCCCATGGGGCAGTGGGGTCTGGGCCAGAGACAATGGATGGCTAAGGATGGCACGTATTTTTGCGTAGCCGCTGATATCGTCGACGGAGAGATTGTCCTGACAGAACTAGGGGAACGACTGTGTGTTAAACCGGCCCCTGCCCCGAAGGATGTCGAGCCAACAAAAAAGCCCGAAGTAGCTAAGGCTAGTTCAGCGAAGCCCAGTAAAGCATAATGGTCGCGTTCTCCGCCTTTACGCCGTACATAACTCCCGAGATGCCCGACTGTCCGTTGGTGCTCGTGGAGGATACTATCCGGGACGCCTGTAGAGCATTTTCGGCGGACACATGGTTAATCCGCGAGGACTTGGCTACATTCAGCACTGTAGTTGGCACGCAGAGTTACACGCTGTCACCCGCCGCCATGACTGAGGTACTGGGGGTAAACACCGTCATACTGGAAGGGGAGCTCCCCGCGCTAGCGCAGGGTTCAGACGACCCAAGTAAACGGTATGTACCGCAGGATGGAAGGCCGAGTGAGTTCTGGTTCTGGAATGGGAAACTCTGGTTCGATACCGAGCCGGATTCGGTTGTTACTGTCAAAGTGGACGCAGTAACCCGCCCGACGTATACAGCGACGACTGTGGATAGTAAGTACGAAGAGTACCGTGATGCTATCGCGTTCTGGACCAAGTATCGACTGAAAAGCATCCCAGGTAAGCCGTGGACTGACCCTCAGGGGGCGGCGGCGTGTTACCAACACTACACCAGTATAGTAGGCAAACAGCGAGCCAAGAACAATTCCGGGGGAGTAGCCCGACCGCTACGCGCCGTAGCATCATTTTTCTAGGAGAACGTAGTGTCAGTCCAATACTCAGTCACCCTTCGTAATAGTCAGCTCGACCTAGTAGAATCTACGACTGGGGCGGCGGCGCTGCTCAGACTATACTCTGGGAGTGTTCCAGCGGATTGTGCAGCCGCAGCCTCCGGTACCCTTTTATGTACCATCACTCTCCCGTCGGACTGGATGAACGCGGCATCAGCCGGTGCCAAGACACTTCTCGGTACGTGGTCTGGTACTGGAGACGCCGGAGCGGGGTCTGGAACTGCAGCAGGATACTTCCGCGTCCTGGACTCCTCAGGTGTCACCACGCACCTCCAAGGGACCGTAACAGTAACCGGCGGTGGTGGAGACTTGACTGTAGATAATACTAGCATCGCTAGCGCCCAGCTGATAAGTATCAGTGCATTCACAATAACCGCGCTCAACGCGTAATAAAATGCGCGGCGCGATCAACGCATCGTTTATAGACGCACTGGCGATAGATGCTGGGATGTACGGTATTTGGAGAGGTGTGAGTGCGTACAGCCAGGGAGCTCACACACTGGCAGCAGTGGGGGCAGTAGGTATCGTAGGTGCTGGAGCGTATAACCAAGAGCAGTCGTTAACCTCAGTAGGGGCGGCAGGTATCGTAGGTGTCGGAGCGTATAACCAGGAGCAGTCGTTAGCCTCAGTAGGGGCGGCAGGTATCGCGGGGGTATGCGCGTACGACCAAGGAGCTCACACGCTGCTAGCGGTCGGGAAAACCGGGGTAGCCATCCATACCACAACATCAGGAGTGACAAGCCACACGCAGTCTGGTACAGTTACTGGGCATTCCTATAGTAGTACGCCAATTACGAGGCACTAAATGTCACCACAAGACGTTATCACCGAAGCGCGATACCCGCTAAACGACACAGACAGCGACGAGTATCGGCAGTCTGACGTGGAGCTTCTTACCTACGTCAACGCCGGCATGAAAGAGATTTCTACCATACGACCGGACTTGTTCCTGGCGATTGGCGACTACACCTGCATTCAATCCCAGTGCGAGCAAGTTATCACGTTTCAAGACGCGCAGAGGCTCGTCATGCCAATATGCATTCACGGGGGGGCGGCGCTCACCCGGTTCGATATAAGTACCATAGATACGTTTCTCCCGCAGTGGCGCGCGGCAACGCCCGCAGCAGCTACCCAATGGGCACAGTACCAGGGAGATCCGCTCAGGTTCTTCATCTACCCTCCGGCACCGGCCTCAGTCCAGACGCTAGATATTCAGTATATAAAGCTCCCCGTGACTCTGTTAATCGGCGATACGATAACGGAAATCCCGGTGAACATGATTCCCGCACTCGTTGACTACGTAGTATTCAGGGCGTCGTCGAAAGATGATGAGCACTCAGACTCGGGTAGAGCAGTTGCGTCGTATGGTGCGTTTGTTGCGAAAATAAAAGGGACGTAGCCCATGAGTTCAGCGTACGTAGCAGTTAACAACGGATACTCAACTCTCGCTGCGGGTATCACAACATCTTCGCAGACGACCATAACGCTCGCTGCAGGAGAGGGAGCTAGGTTTCCGTCCCCCACGGGAGGTGACTACACGCTGGTAACAGTTGAGAACGCCGCTCGGGTAGTTGAAATAATCAGTGTGGTGGGCAGGAGTACAGATACTCTGACTGTCGGCATCGCGGGCAGCGCTGCAGCAAATTCTGCAGGCAGGGGGATGGAAGGCACAACTGCAACGACGTGGCTGACGGGGGATGCTGTCGAGTGTAGAGCAACTGCGGCTATCATAACTATAGGAGCAAACGCATCTGCGTCAGCCGCAGTATGGTCAATCAAAACCACAACCTACACCGCAGTTACTGGCGATTACTTGATGGCTAATACCACAAGCGCGGCGTTCACGATCACGTTGCCAGCAACTCCATCGGCTAATCATGTAGTGAATATTGCAGATTATGCCGGAACATTCGCAACCAACAACCTAACTATAGGCCGCAACTCATCAAAAATAATGAGCCTATCTGAGGATATGGTCATCAGCACGAACAATATCAGTATCACATTAACTTATATCGACAGTACAGTGGGGTGGAAATTAACATGATGCTAATTTATGGTAAATGCGCTCCAAAATATAGCAGACGCGACTCTAGCAGCGTTAATATCGTCATACGTTCCAATTACTTTTCTGGACTTATCAACTGTTGCTACAAATCTGTATTTGTTTCCATGCCTGGAAACTCCCCGAATCCCGGTGGAGCTGTCACTTCTAACGCGATGCCTATTCCTTGCGTTCTCAACCTGTTTAACGTCCCTAAGATTATTTATCTTGTTATTGGATGTGTCGCCGTCAATGTGGTCAATATTGTATTCAGGCCATTTTTTATTAACATAGAACCAAGCGAGCCTATGCGAGTAGTACCGTTTCCTGTTAATACAGATTTGCTCGTACCCTTGGCTGTGGGTTGCACCAGCAGTGCTGCCCGATTTAACAGATTTATACAAGCCCTTAACCCAAATAAATACTCCGGTGTCGGGGTTGTAATTAAGAGTTTCGCAGAGCATCTCATGCGTAAGATTATTATTTTTCATGGGGGTAATTATAGCATGAATGGAGGTTTGCAATGAGTAATCTAAGTCAATTCATAGGCGGTGCTGGCGTAAGAAGTCCAGCTAGATTCTTTCCTTCATCGACTACTTACACAATACCAGTAGGCGGAACGTATCGGCTATCTGTGCTTGGTGCTGGTGGTAGCGGGGGCGGTAATTCTAACGGCTCTACAAATGCAGCAAGCGGTGGGGGCGGGGGTAGTTTTGGAGAAACAGAAGTTTATCTACCCGCTGCGACTGTATTAACTGTTACTGTTGGTGCTGGTGGTGCTGGCGTGACAAATGCAGCGGGTAACGTAGGTGGCACATCTTCATTAAGCGGCACAGGAATGACCACGATCACTGCTATTGGCGGCTCCGGGGGTGCGATTTCTACAACCAACGGGGCAACAGCAGCGGGTGGCGCAGGGGGTACATGCTCTGGCGGCACGCTGCTTAACAACTCAGGCGGAGCCGGGGGTAGCGCCTTATGCACAACGGGTAAGGGTACAGCAGCAGGTGGCGGCGGTGCGGGGTCTCCATTCGGAACAGGTGGTGCTGGTGGCGCAAATACCAGCACTGCAACAACAAGTGCTTCCGGTGGCGGCGGTGCTGGAACTGCCGGAGATGCACTAAGCGGAGCAACTGCAACAAGCGCTGGCGGGGCTTGTAAGAGTAACATCGGACGATCAACGGCAAGTGCTGACGGTATCAGGCGATCTCTTGCAACACAGGCTGCGGGAGGAATGGAATTCGGATTTGATTCTATATACGACCCATTCAGGGCTATGTCTGGCGGTAGCGGTGGCGGAAGTAACGAAAGTGGTAGTGGATGCGGAACGGCTGGCTCAAATACAACGATTGGCAACGCTGTTATAGTTGGGGTTCTCGGTGGTAGTGGTGGCGTATGTGCAACGGCAGCGGGTGGTAAAAGCGGGACTCCATCACTGGGTGGCGGGTCTGGTGGTGGCTGTAACACCGCAACAGGCACCGGTGTGAGTGGGCCTGGCGGTAAAGGTCTTGTCGTAATCGAAAGGATAGGCTAATGCGCTATAAACTAAAAGATGGGAATGTAATACTAGCTGACGCTGATTTTATCGCAGCGCATCATCCAGACGCGGTATTGCAAGAAGATGATGAACCCGCGCCTGAAATCAAACAGCCAATATCTGTTTTAGACTTCCGCAATAGATTTACTCAAGCTGAAAAAATTGCAATTTACACGGCGGCAAAGTCTGTTGTAGCGATACAGGTATGGATTGAAGATCTGGCTTCCGCAAAAGATGTCAATGTTACCCATGACCAAACCATTGCGGGGATTAACGCGCTTGAATCGGCTGGATTGATAGGCGCAGGACGTGCGGCTGAGATTCTTGCGTAGAAACGATTTCACAACAATAAACAAGGAAGTCTGAGATGAGTGATAATGTTGGAGATGATGATAGCTACCGGGACAGGCGGCCAGACCAGCACAACAGGCGGAGGAGCGACAATAAATTCTCAGTTAGTGCCGCATTTAATATCACACATATTATAGCTACTATAGGTCTGATAGTTTCTATGTTCAGTTGGGCAACAGAAGT